AACAGTTTAGATAGACCATTAATACCGACTGGTGTGGTTGTAGTTACCGTTGGAATTGTAACTGCAACAGGCTTCTTACCAGCAATGTGGGTGTACAAAGTTGGGAGTGTTGATCGTTTAGTAACCGAATTATAAGTAATGGTTCCAGCGTTAGATGCTGGATAAAGGAAATCAAGACGAACGGTAGGCATCGTAATGTTACCAAACGTCGGGAAACGACTACTAACTGGATATGGTGTTTGCACCATACTGACCATACCAAGTTGGTAGTCAGAACCATTCTTGGTTACAAAGAATAGAACGTTCTGAATAATTTCCATGAATTGAATTGATCCAGGTAGATCCCATTTGAACCAAGCCTGCATCAATTGTTGCTCCCCGTTACTGTAGAACTTATACAGGTAGATACATTTTGTGGTATCACTGTATGCAGCCAGTAGGGAGTTCTGTGGATCTGTTGCTAGCTTTGTAATATCTACAGGTAGGTACTCAGCTACAACCTGACTAATGTCTACAGTGGTCGGTGTCTCACTACCACCACGTGGTTGCATACCGAACACTTTAGAGTAAAGCGGTGTACGGGATACAAAGCTAACGTAACTACCCATGTCCTTAACAGGTACATCAGCAGCACTTTCATATTGACCAATTGTACGAATAATTGAGTCAAACGGTGTCAGGTTACCACTTTCAGAATACATCAAGAACTGTTCAAATTGACTGAACAGAATCAAACCTTGTGGTCTAGAAACAGCAGAGTGTAGGGTACCAACCCTAAAGCTGGATACATCCACATCAACAGGATCAGCAGCGGTAACTGTCTGAGCACTAGCATAGAAGAAATTAGGAAAATCCTTAGCCACACTCATAACAACTGAGTCTGGAGATAAGAATGCTAAGCGGTTACTATTCAGTACACCAAACTTAATTGTCTGTCCTACAAAAGATGGGATTGGATTACCGTAATCATTACCTGAAGCACGAGGCGCCCAGGTTTCTTGAGAGATAGTAAACGTATTAAGTCCAGTATTAACCAACTTATAGGGCATAGTAGTGGCATCAAAACCAGCACTAGCTAGTTTATTTGTACCACCATCATCATCCCAGCCTAGCGATTCTTCCCAGTAACCTGTACCAGCATCTGTAGTAGATCCGCTTACACCTTTGAATTGAACAAAGTAAGAATTACGCTCGTTGATAGAGTTGATAATTTTAACCCTACGACCGTTAGCTGTAGTAGCAGACAACCTACTAGGACTTGTAACTTCATCTTGATAAGATGTCAAACCAAGACCGCTATCCCCAGCCTTTACTTCCAAGGTAAATGGTGAGGCATGTGTAATCTCCAGTGAGCTACCATATTTAGCTACGGTAAATCCTGTAGTATTAGTAGCAATAGCGGTTGATAATGTCGTCAATACATGATCAAGTGTATCGTTACTTGATATTGCATGTGAGCAAGCAATACCGTTAAGGTAGATAGTATAAGTACCCTGTTCAATAAAAGAGACAACAACTGTACCACGAGTACCGAGAGTATAGGTACTCTTAGGCTGCATAGCAACTGTTTTTGTTTTGTTGATCAAGTATGTCTGATCAAGATAAGTTACGTTGTGGAAGTTATCTACTGGATTAGATGCTGTAAGGTAACTAATTACATCTGCATTAGTTTTACCAGTAATGGTAGCTTCAGTCCATACATACTGACTCCCATTCAATGTAGGAATCATATTCCAGATTCTAATATCACCAGAACTACTAACTACACCAATGTAACTTTCATCATCATCACGGTTAATGTCAAACCAATAACCATTTTCAAGACTTGCGCTATTAGCTAAGGTAGTAAGAAACTGACTACCATTTCTTTTTACAAGACCAAAGGTAGGATCTGGGTAACCATTTAGTATTTCAGCTACTTGTCCTGGAGACTTTTTAATATCTTCTTGTGTACTAATGCCACCAAGAAACGTAGAAATTTGTTGTGTAATTGCTGCCATTACCACCTCTGAAGTGCTTTAAATGGTTGGAAAGATTGGTACGCTGAACCTTCCCGTGGTGTACCAAAGAAGGAATAATCACCTTGGTTGCATTCATACTCTAGAGCCATTGCCCTACAGTACCCTTCTTTTTGTTGGAGGATTTGATATTGGTTACTATCGCCTACAATACGGCTAGCAACAATACTAGCAGCACGTGCAGTGATGTAATCTTGAATAGGAGACGGAAGATCAGTCCATTCTCTCAACCAAACTACATCACAATAAATGGTATCATTCCATTCATCAGTGTGAGCACGGCGGTCATAAAGACGATCAGCCTTTTTAACTAGATCAATATAAGCATATGCTGAGTAAGTAGGATTGTTAGAAATATCTACCTGCAAAGCATTGACAGGGAAAGCAATGTGCTTATTGCCATCAGGTGACAATGGGTAGTCATATTCTTTATTGAATGTCCATCCTTCGGCCTGGACTTCTCTAGATACTTCTTGAAAGGTATCATAAGCAATCGCAACGTCCGGGTTGGTTACTATGGTAACCGTAGAACCGTCAGCACGTTCTACAGTTTCAGTTTCCAAAGTGGTCACAGGCGCTTGACCAACTGACGCCAAAATTTGGTTAATAGCTTGTAGCTCAGTTTTAGAGCCAGTGGTGTGAAATGACATTGTTATATGAATAGTTAAAAAAAAGGGAGCCCCGAAGGACTCCCCAAAAAAAATAACTTAGGCAGCAACGCGAGCTGCATCCAGAGCAGGAGAATCAGCTTCCACACCAGAATAAGCGGTACGGAAACCTTGAGTCTCAGAGAACACAGTAGAAGCGTTCACAGCAGAGCCAAAGCCTTGAGCGGTTTTAGCTACAGAGCGACGAACGGCATGGTTGTCAGAGACAGCCAAAGTACCGTTGTCAGAATAAGTAGTGCCGAGAGCACCAGTGATAGTGCGGGTAGCGAAATTAACAGTGCCAGCAGCACCGTTATTACCAGCAGCGGTAGTAAGATTAGCCATAATTCAATCAAACAGCATATGGAAGTTTGCCGTCTGCATCAGCCGAAGTCAGGACGTATTTGGTTTCTACACCACCAGTCACTGAACGACCAACCTCAACAGGACGGGGCGGGTTAAAAGTTTCAGAACTTACCAGACCCACGCCATTAGATTCCTGAATGATAATAGAAGTACCCGAAGCAACAGTCATCAGTTAGTACCTCTTTTATCAGACATTCTGCAGCTCGATAGCAGCAGCAGGGTTCAGAGTACCAGCACCCATGGCCAGACGACCAACGATGATGTCACCTTGGTACATGGTACGAACGTCAGAACCAGTGGTCTGAACTTGAGGACCAATAGCCTCAACCACACCCACAGCATCCTTCTGATAGATCAGACCGCAGTGGTTAGTGAAGTTACCAGAGTAATCGTTGTTCTCACCATTCACAGAAGCCACATTACCAGCCAGGAAAGGCAGGTTGTTAGAACGCTTGATGGAGATACCAGCAATCTCATAGAGACCTTCGCCAGAGTTCAGGTTACCTTGGCTAGCACCAAAGTCACGGTTCAGGATGTTAGAATCAACCTGAGAGATCAGAGCGTAGTACTGACGCGGGGACAGCACAGCGGTACGACCTTGCTTGGGCAGGTTCTTCTCGTCGAGAATAGAAGCAGCCTCAAAGAAAGCATCCACCAGTGCTTGAGCATCATACTCTTTACCAGCACCGATGTTGATCACACTACCGCCGGGCTCAGGACCAGGAGCAGCAGTGATGGGGTGAGCTTCACGAGCAGCTTTAGCGATCTGACGGAAGATCTTCTTGTCATAAGCCTCAGCCAGAGCATGGCCGATCTTAGCAGAGATCTCAGAACGCAGGCTATAATGTGCAAGCGTTTCATCCAGATCATACACGAAGGCAGAGCTGATCAGAAGATCATCCATCACGATGGTCTTCTCAGCCACCGGAGGGCTGTTAGTACCAAGGATCGGTTCGCCGGGCTGGTGATACGCTGCCGACATACGGCCTGTGAAAATAAACTGTGCAGATTTGCCCCCACGCAGAGAGCGGCTCATCACAGTACCTTTGGCGATAGTGGCGCTTTCATACGCCTTCATCATTTCGCCAGTAAACAGTTTCAGATAAGTTGCATACTTGGTATCATAAGCAGTACCAAGAGCAAGAGGGGTAGAGCTCGTATTATTAATCGAGCCTACCGAAGTAACAAGTGCGTTAGCCACAATAGAAAAGAGAGAGTTATTTACATTCTCCCTAAGCGCTTAGGAATTCACACGAATAAACATGTGCATTCAATATAAGTTTTTTTTGTCTGTCTCTCCAGACTGTCATGACTAAAGGGTGTCGGTCGTAACCGGCCAATAGTCAATAGTGAAGGGAGGGATCGCACCTCCCCAAGCCGCACTAGCGGTTCACAGTTTTCGTGTACTTAACGCCACGATAAGTGTAGGTAACTTTGATAGCCATGGTAGTAAGCTCCAATGCCTCTGCGCGTTCCAGCCCGAGGCGTACCCGTCCCCGAAGGGATGAACGTACTTGGCTTACTTCTTCTTAGCTGTCTTAGCTGCCTTCTTAAATTGAGCAGCAGTAGGAGCACCGGCAGTACCAGGCTTCCTCATCTTCTCACCACTACCAGCAGCAATACGCTTACGCTTGGCATGGATGTTTGCATAGAGTCCAGGTTTAGCCATTAGCCAATTACCGGTGCAGTGTGTGTAGCCAGGTCGAGGGGGAAGTTGTGCGCGTTGCGCTCGTGCATCACTTCAAAACCAAGACCAGCTCGGTTAAGGATGTCTGCCCAGGTGTTAATCACTTGCCCTTCAGATGAGAGAAGCGATTGGTTGAAGTTAAACCCATTCAGGTTAAACGCCATTGTAGAAACACCAAGAGCAGCAAACCATATACCCAAAACGGGCCAAGCAGCAAGGAAGAAATGAAGGCTACGGCTATTATTGAAACTTGCATATTGGAAGATCAAACGACCGAAGTATCCATGAGCAGCTACAATGTTGTAGGTCTCTTCTTCTTGCCCAAATTTATAGCCTTTGTTTTGGCTTTCGATTTCTGTGGTCTCCCGTACCAACGAGCTAGTCACAAGGGAACCATGCATCGCACTGAAAAGCGACCCACCGAACACTCCTGCTACTCCCAACATGTGGAAGGGATGCATCAAGATGTTGTGCTCCGCTTGAAAGACGAGCATATAGTTGAACGTCCCACTGATTCCAAGAGGCATGGCGTCCGAGAAGGAGCCCTGACCGAAGGGATAGACCAAGAAGACTGCAGTAGCTGCTGCCACTGGTGCGGAATAAGCGACGAAAATCCATGGTCGCATTCCTAGTCGATAGCTAAGTTCCCACTCTCGTCCCATGTAAGCATAGATGCCAATGAGGAAGTGGAAGACGGTAAGCTGGAAAGGACCGCCGTTGTAGAGCCATTCGTCAAGTGAATTAGCTTCCCAAATTGGGTAGAAGTGTAGTCCGATGGCATTGCTGCTCGGAACGACGGCTCCCGATATGATGTTGTTTCCATAGAGAAGGCTCCCAGCTACAGGTTCGCGGATGCCATCAATATCGACTGGTGGTGCCGCTACGAATGCGATGATAAAACAAATGGCTGCAGCAAGGAGACACGGAATCATCAGTGTTCCAAACCAGCCAACATAAAGACGGTTATCTGTACTGGTTACCCAGTCACAAAAACGCTCCCAGTAGTTCTGAGAGCGTGAAGCTGCAATTGCAGTCATAGTTAGTTAGTCAAGTCGTGTTACTTTGACTCGTCCAACTCCGGTGCCAGTGAAGCCGATAGCATCAGCTGCACCTTTACTGAGATCAATTTCACGACCAGGAATATAAGGTCCACGGTCATTAACCCGTACAATGGCACACCGTTGATAGCACACCTTTAGTCGGGTACCAAACGGGAGTGTCTTGTGCGCTGCAGTAAGGGCATTTTGATTGTATCGCTCACCATTAGCAGTAAGGTTTCCATGGAAGCCAGGACCATACCAGCTAGTGATGACTGACAGAGTAGTTAGAAGAGGAATCATAATAATAAAGCGAGGAACTTTTATATTGATTACTCCTACTACCCGTTAGCCCACTCGCAGAACCAACGGGCTATGACGGTTACTTTTTCTTACCGCCGCCTTTGTGACCTTTCTTTCCGCAAGACATGATTAGAATACTCCAGGGATAATTTGACCTGTTACTGCATAAGCGCCAACAGCAGCAATGAAGCCGAGCATAGCCAGACGACCATTAAGAAGTTCAGCACGTTCGTTGTGAGGCACAGTGTAGTCTTTGTCGGTGTACATGGTGGGTTCTTTAGCGAAGATGTTTTGTTGGTTGTATTCGTTACTAGTAATCAAGATTAGACCTCTCAAGTTTAGCGAAGACATCCTGACGATATGCAGGATCATTATCATACCGTGGATCGCTCATTGCACGAACCACTTCAGCTTGAGAACGGAACACATCTTTAGTAGTAGCTGTAGGCTTGCCAGTAAGTAGTTGACCTTCTACACCTACTGCATCTTGATACCGACTGAACAAAGCTTCAACAGCAAAGGTCATGGCGTTTTTATCACCATTACCCATCACTGCATCATAGCGATCAATTTCTTGTTGAGAAAGATTGTCAGCAGCCCAACGCATCATTGAACTATACTCGTTATCGCCTCCAGCAATTTCACGAAGTTCAGTCAGATCATTATCTGTAATATCATCGGATGCTGGTGCTGTATTTCGCTCAGCTTCAGCTCGATATTCCAGATACATTTTAGCAAGGTCTGCAGAGCTAAGGTTGGACAACTCTTTAAGAGTCTCCTCCTCAAACTTACCATTCAGACCTTGCTCCCACAAAGCTTCAAGGATACTAGATGAGGATTCTTCCTCCTCTTCTTCCGTATCTTCTGTATCTTCAGTGGGTTCTTCTTGTGCAGTATCCTGTTCAGATGAGCGTCCGCCAAACTTTTTCTGCAATTCAATGTACGCTTTTTCTAGTTCTTCAGCGTCACGGAATTTACCAGCAAGTAGTTCTTGTTGTTCAGCAAATGCCTTTTCTCCTACAGCCAAAGAATCTTGTTCTTCAGCAGTCAGCTCACCTTCAGGAACTTCATTAGGATTGTACGTTAGAGTCGTCATTAAAATTGGTGGCGTGGATTACTTTAAGGTTACCTAGACCTACAGTCTCAACATAACCTACTGGTCGGCCTACAGTAGCTTTACCGATTCTAGCTTTAGGTGCATATTTATTTGGCCGACTAACTTCTACGTTAGGTGTAGTAGCCTCAGGCTCAGCCTTGGGGCGGCTGCGCTTCTTGGGTTGGTTGTTGTCCATTTAGTTGTGGGTTTTTTGAAGGATCATTCATCGGTGCAGATGCCAACTGACCTGCTTGTTTAGTCAGTTCCAGTTGTTGCTGTTGTTGCATTGCAGCAGCTTGTTCTGCTTGGACTTCCTGCATACTACGAACAAGGTTAAGGACATCAATACCTTGTGCAGCAGCTAGTCGTTTGATGACTTCCTCAGGATTAACATAAGTTTGAATTGCCTCTGGACCCATGGTTTGAGCAATGGTCATCAGGAAGGCACCAAGGCTTTCTCGATCTTGACCACGCCCAATAGCATTGATACCAGCAACAATAGTAGGTCGCACGATTCCCTTGGGAATGCGTGGAATGTCACCAGTCCTTTGATAGACGGACAGTTTGCGATTCAGATAAGGAACTAAGAAATCAACAGTGAGCATCGAGAACAGGCCACCCAATTGGGCTTCCAATTCAAGTTGCGTCATTCGGACTTCTTCTGCTGTAGTGCGTTCAGAGTTACGCACATTCATAATGAGGAAAGCTTCAGAAAGCCTACGCTCAAGTTGAGCAGACATTTCATAAGCAGTCCTAAAGTCAGCAGTCTTTCCTACCTGAACAACACCAATGTCGTCAGGTCGTCCTTGAACGATAGCCCCGTTACCAGCAGCAGCAAGAGTTGCAGGTTTTGTTGTACTAGATGGAGATACAACAAACACAACTTTAGCAGCAGCAGCGGATCCTTCTACAAGTGCTTGAGTCAAAGCTTCAAGGGATTTTAGATCACCCAAGAACTCCTCAACTCTACCACGTCCGTAGCATTCACCATCTACTGAATTAAAGCGTAGTGCAATCCAAGGAGATGCATCAACAGGTGCTTTACCAAAAGATTTGGGAACAATTTTATCATACACTTCTTGATGCCAAACGTATCTATTGTTGTCACGCTTGACATGAGTGTAGATGTCTACCTCATCACGATAAGTATCAGCCTCATCGTTACCAGGTGTGTTAGGTTTAGGTTCATCAGGAATGAGATCTCCCAGTAGTTTTTTAGAGACTCGTTCCTTGGTTACAATTTCAATTACATTACCGTCACCATCTCTATCTACAACGTAGCGATTGAGAGGATACAAACGCAGACCTTCTTTACCCATAAAGATAAGTGCGTTACCACCAACAACTAGATGCTTGAGAGCTTGGTGTACTACGACTCTATCGTCACTGGCTGCAATAGCTTCCATGATAGTCCGTTCAATCTTAGCAAAAGCTAGATCAAGTTCAGACTTGATAGCAGCTGAGTTTTGACCAAGCATTGATTCATCCACCTGTAGCTTAAAGAAGCTAGTTTGTGGAGGAAGCAAAGCAAGCATTAGTTTGGAGGATAATGTGACTACACCTTTAGCACCAACTGACTGCCATGGGGATGGCAAAGGTTGTGCTTGTTTGGAAAAGTCATCATCATCACGAATCAAATAAGGGAGTGTTAGGTCTGCTCCTCTACGTGCTACGGTGAGGTATTGGTTACGGTCACCAGTAAGGAAATCATACCGTTGTTTAGCTGACATTATCCAGTAACTCCTCCGAGAATACCAAGAGCGGAACCAATGTTAAGACCAGAAGTAGGTGTTCCAGTTGTGACACCAGACTGACCACCAATACCCATACCACCACGAAGGTAACCACTACGACGTTGTTGATTACGTTGTGCAGCACGGATGGCATCAATGTTGTAGTTTTGACCTGCTCCATAAAGACGCATTGGTTCCTGTGGTGCATAAAACTGACTCATCTGATCCATCATATTCTGGTTTTGCTGTTGGAACCCACCCATTGCAGAGGAGAACATATCACCCATACCAGCAAGCAGATCTAGAAAACCTTGGTCTTGAGTTTGTTGACCATAAATTGAATCCAAATCTAAGGTATTGAAATAATCATTGATACCTGATTGAATACCTTCTTGGATACGCTTGTTGATCTCATCTTCTGTTAGACCGGGAGTACCTGCTCCTTCTGTAGTGGTAGTAGCTGCTGTCGGTTGACCTGGGCGACGTACAGTAGGGCGTCCACCAGGACGGATTGCCATACCACCAGGCATTAGTCCAGTCCCAGGAGTACCTACTGTTTTATACCTATCACCAGTTGGGCCAGCATATACTTGACGTTGGTTTCCAAGCATACTACGCAGAGTGTCTGCGATTTTACTTTTACCGAAGTCTGGTTGTCGATAGGTTGGTGTTTTTGCTGCTTGGCTGACAAGCATGTTTGCTGCACCTGAAGCTAAATTAGCACCAGCTTTAGCGATTTGATTGAGAGCCCTAGCTGTATTACCACCAGCCGCTTGGGTAATAGTCTTTAGTTCATTGCGACTAATATTTGGTCCGGCTTCTCTAATAGCAGCACGAACCCCACCGGAGGATTTTGGTTTTCCCATTGGGAATGGTCCAGCATTAGTAACAGCTCCCGGTGTAGTAATACCTCTACCTTTTCCTTTATTTGTCTTAGGCATTGTTCTCGTCAGTTAAGTAGTGTTGGATCCACTCGACCACAGAACGTTGGCCAGAGCGGTACATTATTTGTGAGTGTGAATCATCCGGGTGGGGATTAGTTGGTGGAAAGTTCTCCTCTAGTTTTTGAAGGAGAACGTTGAGCTGTAGACCGTGGGTCTCAAGCGTACTGAGGGAGATTGGGGTTTGCATGTTCAAAGAAGGCAGGCATTCGTGCTCTACGTGTGTCAGAAAGCTCAGGTGCTTTCCCTTGATACATCAAGCTATCGCTAGAATCCAGCCAAAATTTTTTGTCTAGATATTTATTGGAGGTATTTATACCTAGAGGTTCAAGCACCCAATTAATGGTTGCCTTCCTGAGCTTATCGAGAGAAGGAC